AAACGAAAGGCGGGATCGCCCGACTGATACTGCTGATGCTGCAGAACCCAAGCATCAATGGCGCTTACTATATGCCGACATACGATTTGCTCAGACTGAGAGCATTGGCCGGCGTAGAAGAAGAACTAAACAATCTTGGCATTCCGTATAAAACCAATCGCGCAGAGTACATTGTCTACGTTGAGGGCTATGGTCAGATAATCCTGCGATCGTATGATAGGCCAGAGCGGATCGTAGCTTATGAAGTTGCGCATTCCATCGTGGATGAGCTTGATACACTGCCCAAAGAAAAAGCCGGATTGGTTTGGCGAAAGATAAGTGAGCGGAATCGGCAAGAGTGTACCCACCCATCTGGTAATACTATTGGTTGTGTCACCACGCCGGATCAGGGTTACAGCGGATTTATTTACAGTCGATGGGTTAAGAATGCTTCCGATGACTATTCAGTGATCAAAGCACCTACAGCTACCAACCCGTTCCTTCCCGATGGTTACATTCAGCAGATTTTAGATAATTACGATCCTGTACTAGCCGATATGTATCTCAATGGCGAGATCGTCAGCTTATCAGCCAATAAGGTTTACCACTTTTTTGATCGAAGAAAGCACCATACTGATAGGCGATTGACTGATGAAGATAAGTATTTGTACGTCAGTATAGATTTTAATATCGGGGGTTGTTGCGCTGTTGTAAGCATAATCGAAAACAATAACCCGATAAGCGTTGACGAATTTGTCAGTCACGATACGCGCGATTTCTGTAATCGCTTGAGCAAATACCACATTGATGGCAGAAAAATAAGCGTATTTCCTGACGCCAGCGGTAAAGCTGGAAGCACTAATGCAACTTCTAGCGATATTGATATAATACGCAGCTCTGGGTACAGTGTTGATTGTCCAAAAGCAAATCCCGCGATCAGAGATCGTATTAATGCTGTAAATGGTCTGCTGTCGCATGATCGATGGCTCATCAACACGGACACATGCCAGAATCTGACCGATGCTCTAGAGTCGCAGGGCTACGATAGATCAGGTCAGCCAGAAAAGTTTAGCGAACATCCTGCAATAGATGACTGGGTCGATAGCGTAGGTTATTTCATACACCGCAAGTGGTCGCTGGGCAGACCTGTTGTGGTAACGAATATAGGAATGGCGCGATGAGTATTGACTTTCAACACCCGCAATATGTTAAGTCTCTAGAGAAATGGAAACTCGTAGATGATATCTGCGATGCCGAAAATCTGAATGATTATCTACGCAAAATAAATCCCGAAGATACAAGCGAAGAAATGGTCCAACGCAGAGACCAGTATTTCAAGCGCAGTGTATTCTATGCGATCGCAGGATATACCTCTCGAGGGTTAGTAGGTAAAGCGTTTCAAAAAACACCAACTTGTGAAGTTCCACCCGAACTTGAGTATGTCAAAGAAAATATTGATGGCGCAGGCCAGAATATTTATCAACAGGCGCAGGAAGTATTCCGTGACGTATTGCGTAATGGTCGCGCTGGATTACTTATTGACTTTCCAGAGACAGATGGCGAAATCAGTCGTGCTGATCTAATTTCAGGCAAAGTATTTGCAACGATTACACGCTATAAAGCGCAGCAAATTATTAACTGGCAAGTTGAGCAGCGCGGACCTCGAGTTATTCCGGTGAAAATAGTTTTAGCCACCAAGGCTGCAGAAATGCACGAGGATGGTTTTGGCTTCGATCAGATAGATGAATATATCTGTCTCGATCTTGAAGAAAATATTTATGTGCAGCGCGTATATCGACAGAATGAGCGCCGTGAGTGGTATATACATAAAGAGACAATACCAACTGATAGCGCCGGTAACACTTTAGATTATATTCCTTTCGTGTTTGTTGGCTCTGAGGCTAATACATTCGAGATCGATCACCCGCCTCTATACGACCTCGCCAAAATAAATGTTGGACACTACAATAATTCTGCAATTTACGAGGATAGCGTATTTACTGTTGGTCAGGTGCAGCCTTGGATGTCTGGGCTAACGCAAGAAAATGTCGACGCAATGAAAGCTGCGCATATGTATATCGGTAGTGGCAGACTTTTAGGCGTACCCTCTGGCGAAAGATTCGATTTTGCCCAAGCGCAACCGAATATGCTTGCGAAGGAAGCAATGAAAGATAAAGTCTCCATGATGATTTCTATGGGCGCAAACCTAATGGAGATGGGCACTGCTAATAAAACAGCGATGCAAGTAGGTAATGAAATGGCAACGCAGCACAGCGTATTGTCGTTGATCGCTTATAACCTAACACTGGCTTATTCAAAGGCATTAGAGATTGCTACTGATTTTATGGGCGGCGATCCTGACGTTGCAGTGTTTGAGGTAAATCAGCAATTTATTCAGCCGCAAACAGACGCGCAAATGTTAAACGCAGTTGTTGCTAGTTTTCTACAGGGAGTTCTACCTATAAGCGATCTATTCGATTGGCAGAAGAAACATGGCTTTATCTCTGCGGATAAAACCTTTGATGAATATTCTGATGAGGTCGGTATCGAATCTATGCCCGACTTAGAAGAAGATGCCGACAACGCCGCCTGATTTAATAGAGTTCGCCACTCGCCATCAGGTCTATCTCGAAGGCTTAAAAACGGGCGAAGCTAATAGAGCTGCTGACTTTCTTAAAAAACTAGATAAGGAAGTCAGTGGTCGTTTAGCTGGTCGAGATTTAACTGCTTTCAGTAGAGATCGGTTAGATCGATTACTTAAAAGTATTAGGGCAGACCTCAAGGTAATCGCAGGAGAGTTTACCGATCTGGTTGCTGCAGATGCGATAGATTTGGCTAAATACGAGAGAGATTTCGAACTAAGAAGCCTCGATAAAGTAGCAACCTTTGAATGGGTAGTGCCTAGCGTTGCACAGTTGCGTAGCGCGATCTTGACGAATCCCTTAACAATCGCAGGGCCTAATCAAGGGAATCTATTAAAACCGTTTATACGAGACTTAACATCTAGGCAGTTAAACGAAATAGCTGGCGCGATATCTGCAGGGTATTACGAAGGCGCGACAACTAATCAAATACTGCAAACAATTCGTGGAACTCGAGCCAATAAGTTTCAGGATGGCATACTTGCCAGAACTAATCGTAACGCGAAAACTATCGTTCGAACTGCTTTGCAACATTCTGCCCAACAAGCAAGGCAAGAGGTCTGGAATAACAACGCCGATATCGTTAAGGGCGTTAAATGGGTATCAACACTAGACACTAAAACATCGCCGCAGTGTCGGACTTTAGACGGCCAAGTTTTTAAGATAGACAAAGGCCCTAGACCGCCTATCCATCCAAATTGCAGAAGCACAACGGTCGCAGTATTAGACGATCGATTTGATTTTTTGCGAGAGGGCGCAAAGAGAGCATCGAGAGACCCATCGACCGGAAAAATTAAACGAGTTGATTCAAACGAAACCTATTATGGTTGGCTAAAGAAACAACCGAAGAAATTTCAGGAAAGCGTTTTAGGTAAATCTCGCACCGCACTTTTAAGAAATGGAAATTTATCGTCGGAGAGATTTGCGAAGTTACAGCTAAATAAAAACTTTGAGCCTTTAACACTAGATGAAATGAGATCGCTAGAGCCACTAGCTTTTGAGCAAGCAGGGCTTGATTAGTTGACAAGAATGTATTAAGGGCTACAATTCACAAATATCAGCAGGGCTGATTTTATCACGGGGTGATTATGATTGATTTTAAAGTTGAAAGTATCGAGGACTTAGACGAAGCAGTACAAGGACTTTACGAGCAGACTGATGATGGTTATCAGTTGAAGGTAACTGGGTTACCCGAACCTGAAAAAGAAGACCTAACCGGACTGAAAAATAAAGTCGATGAATTACTGCGGGAGAAAAAGCAAGCTGCACAGAAGGCTAAACTCGCCGCCGAGGAAGCGGAAAAGGCTCGATTGGAAGCTGCTAAGAAAGGCAACGATACAGAGGCACTTGATCGAAGCTGGCAAGAGAAATTTAATCAGCGAGAGCAAGAGCTAAATACCGAATTAAGTAGTTTAAGTAATACGATTGTAAAATTAACTAGCGGACAAACCGCCAACCAGATCGCACATGATATTGCGATTCAAGGGTCGGCTAATGTTTTATTGCCGCACATTGAGAAACGATTAAAGACTGAGATTCGCGATGGTAATCCTGTAACGGTAGTGCTAGATGAAAATGGCGCACCATCAGCGATGACTGTTGCTGAACTCAAAACAGAATTCCAGAACAGCGCAGCGTTTGCTCCGCTGATTGTAGGCACAAAAGCCAACGGCGCGGGGCGCACTGGTGGTAA